CCGCCTCCAAATTTTGTCCGGACTGAAGGATAAGGGTTATTGCTTTAGGAGCCCTAGGTCGCGGGTTCGAGTCCCGTCTTCTCTCCCATTTATGAGAGAAGTAGCTCAGCTGGTAGAGCAAGGTAAAAACATCCTTTCCACCACACGTTCGGACACCCTATTTGGAAGGACTGAAGCTAGAGGGTTATTCCTTTAAAATAAACTCCTCACGCACCAACACGTTCTTCTTCACGAGAAAGCCAGCCGGGTGGCTTTTCAATCAATCCCGGCACAGTTTTTAGACTGGACTGATACTTAAAGGTTATTGTCATAAGATACCTTCAAGTGGCACACGTTCGGTCTCCATGATTCCGGGGTTGTTTGCCCTTTCTTTCCCCGGACATAGAGCGTTCGTCATCCCTTCCCGGCTTGTGAACGCTTTATTTTGGAGGCCCGAACGGCTAATACGCTGTTCGGGCCTTTTTTATGTCGGGAAACAAACAGGGAGTTGGTCATGAGAATCACAGACCACTACAACGAACGTTCGACGCCGCAGAGCCAAGCGGCACCGGGCAAGGATATGGTGAAGAACGACGCTGGGGCGTTTGCGTTCAAGCAGTCGGATTTCGACCGCATGAAGCGTTTTGTGTTTATCGGCACAGAAGGCGGAAGTTACTACGCGGACGAACGGACCGTTACGGTCGAATCGGCCCAGTCAACGCGCAAGGCTGTTGAAGCCCGGCACCGCGACACTGTCGATTTTCTCGTGGAGGCGCTGAACGCCGGTCGAGTCCACAAGCTGGACGCGGCGCTGTTCACGTTTGCGCTGACCTGCGCGGTCGGCACGGACGACGAGCGTTCATACGCCATGTCGAAAATCCCGACACTGCTTCGCACCGGCACCCAGCTGTTCAAATTCCTGCAGTTCTTGAAGACACTGCGCGGAATTGGCGGATCGGGTCTCCAGCGGCAGGTATCGCGTTGGTTCACCAGCCGTTCGGTTGGCGATCTGGAAAACCAGTTCATCAAGTTCTTCCAGCGAGAAGGTATGTCGTTCCGCGATGTGCTGCGCATCGCTCGCCCGGGAGTGGCCAAAAAAGGTCGTCCCTCGTTCGAATACGAGGATGCGGCTGACACAATACAGGCCCGGGCACTGGTCGCATGGGCCGTTGCCGGTGGTGACAAGAACATGCTGTACGCCGACATCTCCGCAAAAGGGGGGCTGGGGTATGCTATAGCGCGTCTTCCAGACCGTCTGGCCGCGATGAACAGGTTGCATATCGGGGGAACTGAAATCGGGACCGCAGTGGATTTGATCACTAAGCACAAGCTTCCGCGCGAAGCCGTGCCGACTGAGATGCTGAGGGACCCGATTGTCTGGGACGCGCTTCTGCCGCACATGCCGATGATGGCGATGGTTCGGAACTTGGGCAACATGACCAAGAACGGGATTATCGACTTCAATTCGCACGGCGAGAGGACTGTCATCGATCGATTGCACGACAAGGAGCGGCTTGTCAAGAGTCGAATCCACCCGTTCCACCTGCTGTTGGCGGCTCGTACTTACGCGAGTGGCCGGGGGCTGCGCGGCTCGGGAGAGTGGAAACCCTCTAACCGTGTTGTCGAGGCTCTCTCCGATGCCTTTGATGCAGTAGCGGCCAACTCCGAGTTCCGCATCGAGAAGCCGACACTGTTGGCGATCGATACTTCTGCCTCTATGAATGGCGGTTGGGGGCCAAGAACTTCTACGGGCTTTAGCCCCAAGGAAATCGCGGCCCTGATGGCGTACGTATTCGTTCGAATGGAGTCGAATGTCGATATCATCGGCTTTGACACCGCAGTGAACAACTACGTGCCGATCACCAAGCGGACCACGATTGAGCAGGTTGTGGCCAATGCCCGTTCGGGCGGCGGTACTAACTGCGCTCTGCCGTTCCAGCATGCGCTTCGGAGCAAGACCAATTACGATTCTGTCGTGATGGTCACGGATTCGGAGTCTTGGGCGGGGTGGCGACACACCTTCCAAGAGTGCGACGAATACCGGAACAAGGTCAATCCGAACTGCAAAGCAGTGGAGATTCAGGTCGCAGCTTCGGCCAGTGGAACCCAGCAATTGCCGGATAGTCCACTGAACCTGCAGGCGGTCGGCTTTGATGCCGCCACCTACAACGTCGTGGAGTCCTTCATCCGCGACTAAAAACTGAAGGGCCCCGGCATTGCGTCCGGGGCCCAACTGTATCCAAATAAAGGTGAGCCCCCGGCCACAACGAAGGAGAAAGACCGAGGGCTCTGGTCGACGGCGTTTGGAGAAAGGCCAGTCGATTTTTAAATCCGGTCAAAAGCACTGCGGGCAGTACGATCGTTCGGATGTTTTTCGAGACGAACTTTCAGGCGAGCCTTCTTGTTCTTCTCGCGTTGACCTCGGGCGCGGTAGGCTTGACACCAAGCTTTATTGCGTCCGTGACAACGGTTCTTTTTGCCCTTTTTACGGGCGATTCCATTGGACATTTTGGTCTCCACCACGGTGGACCGAGACCGAAGCTCCCAACGAGACTTCTCTTTGAACTCGGTCCTATGCCGCTAGCAGCATGTTACCGTGTTCGGAGTCATTGTCGTTTGCATTTATCAATTTTAAGCCTATAACGGGCCTTACCCGACTCTCTCTTCTCTTCGTTCTCACCCTGTCGATACCTAAAACGCCCCCATCAGAGACAGTAAGAGGCTGTGTTTCACCCGTCTACTCGATAATGAGTTAAAGAGGAAACCCCTTACTGCCTTTGGTGGAGGCGACGGGATTTGCACCCGTGTCCAGACGTGATGGCTAGGAGCCTCATCAAAAGCGGGATGACTATACCACATCACGCGATACCCATCAAGATATGGTTCAATATATTCCGTTGACGTATTCTGCGTCGTGTGCAACAATCCTAGGTATGCGCCGTATTCCGATGATGTGTGCAAATTGTGGTGAGCGTTTCCTAAAACCTTGGGATGACGCCAAAAAGGCACTGCGAAAGGGTCGGATCGAATTTTTCTGTAGTCGAAGCTGCGCTTCTAAGTCCAGAAACGAAGGAGAGCGACTCTCCAAATATTCAAACAATAGAAAAGGGACCTGCGACGCGCACGGATACTATCTGGCGAAGATCAGAACGCGCTGTAAGAAAAAGGGGATAGACTACGACGTCGACAGAGATTATATTAGGGACCTTTGGAAAAGCCAAAAAGGCCTCTGCAAGTACACCGGAATACCGCTGATATTACAGAATAGCAGTGGTTTGTCGGTCAGGCAGTTCGAATTGGCTTCTCTGGATCGAATAGACAACTCGAAGGGTTATATTCGAGGAAATTTGCAATTCGTGAGTGTTTCTTGCAACTACGCAAAGGGCACGATGACCGACAAAGAATTCTTGGAATTCATGGAGATAGTTCAAAATGCTAAACATAGATTTTCAGGGGGAACTGATAACACTGGGTGAACTCCGAGCGGAGTTGAAAATGGCTCAGGAGAATATGGCCTCCAAACAGACCGATCACAACTGGTTTGTTCACGAGGATTTCGAAATCGTGCAGGAGGCCATACGGAATTATTCGGCCCAGTGCATAGCCGTTACGAACTTGTTCATTCAAGCCGCGATTGCAGACGATTTGATACCCAAGTCTCAAGCCGAAGCTTGGGGGATAGTTGATTCTGAAGAAACCTAGCGGTGGATGTATTCCATTATTCGAAGAATGTTCACCGCTTCCCCGGCTTTGCGCTCCTGAACATGGCTGTTCTGCTCTACTTCAGTCACTTCGGGGTCAGAACCGGCGTAGTAGCGCCAGACTCGCGGCGAGACTTTCACGCACAGGAGCCAACCGGCCTTTCCTCCACAAGCCTGTTCCTCTTTGATGAACTGCCGCTGGTTGGGAGTCATCTTGAGTTTGATCTTGGTCTTCGCCATCTTGGGCATCGTTTCGTATTTAACTTCAATCCAAGTAGGGCCGAAAGAGTGGTCGCAGACGTAGAGATCGACAATACCGGCGATATGGCGGTCGCTCACCTTGAGACACCTACCCTTGAGGCGGGATCGAACAATTTTTTTGATTTCTTTATAGACGTCTTTTTCGGAATTCGCCATGGTAATACCTCATTGCGTGGCTAGGGTGGGTATGGTAAGATGACATTAGATGCGGAGGAAAACTTATGCTTATTGGCCTTAATGGACCCCCAAGAATCGGGAAGACCTTCACTGCCGACTATCTTGTCGAGAACTACGGGTTCAGGAAACTCAATCTGGCGCAGGGGTTCAAGTCGTTCATAGCTGAATCTCTAGATGTTAGTTTGCAAACTCTGGAAGAAATTAAAGACCACGCTTTCCAGCCTGACAATTCCCATATTTCGACCATTGCCAGCCCGACTATTCGGAACATGTTGGAACCCGATAACACCAAAGTGCGGGACCTGTTCATCGAGGCGGCTAATTTGATCGAACGAGTGGATGCTTCGGCGTGGATAAGACGGTCGCTCAAAGATATAGACATTCGAAACAATTGTTACGTGCTGGATTCTGTTGGCAAAATAGCCCAGTGGGCCTATGTGGTTCATCACTATGAATGGGGCGAACATTGCCTATGGCGGTTGTATAACAAGGATCGCGGTCTTGGTTGGAATTTGTTCTCGGATGGTAGGCAAGGGATCAACAAGTTTACTTTTAACAAGAAAATTGACTTTTGCGCCTTGGAAAACGAGCCCTTTTCCAACAAATGGAAAATGGATGGCGAGCTTGAAGACCAGATCGCGCAGGAGATGGTCAGACTAGGAGTAGCCCATTGACTTTTCAGCACGACAATCTTGACCCGGCCACTCGGAAGATGGCCGGAGAGTTTAATTACCCCAAAAATCGCGCGTACGTGCCTGTCGGATCGTACGGGTTTGTCTGCCTTTTAGTCTCTGAAGGCAGTGACGCCTCAGTGGCCCGGGACGCAAGAGTGCAGCCGGAGGCCGATTGGAGGCCCGAGGAAGGCAATGAGAAATTCAACGACCCCAAACTGCTTCGACACTTGCTTCTGTCGAACCCCTGCCATTCCACCCCGTTCGAAAAGACTTATCTCAAATTTTGGGTGAAGGCCCCGATTTTCGTTTATCGGGAGTGGCACCGCCATCGGGTTTGGTCGTATAATGAGGAGTCGGCCCGCTACAAATCTCTCCCCGCTCACTACTGGATTCCAAAGCCGGAGGAGATTGGCATTCAGTCGACTAAAAACCACCAATCCCGGGTTATCGACCCTGATATGTTCGATCCAAGCAAATGCGTAAAAGCGGTGAAGGTCATCGAAAAGTCTTACCGCAACTCCGACAGAGATTATCGGAAGCTTTTGAGCATGGGGGTTCCAAGAGAAGTGGCTCGGTGCGTGGTGCCCGTTGGTATTTACTCCGAGATGGTGGCTTCAGTGAGCCTGTGGAATTTCTTCAAATTCCTAGACTTGCGCAACCATCCGGACGCGCAAAAGGAAATCAGGGACTACGCGCAGGCCATGTATGTTCTGGTCAAGCAAGAGGGGAATTTCAAAATCATCATGGACATCTACGACGAAAGGCAAGGTAAATGATTATTGGTTTGACAGGCCCGCAACGCGCGGGAAAAACCACGGTCTACGACCATCTTGAGAAAAAGCACGATTTCGTCAAATTGTCTATTGCTCAGGAAATCAAGAACGTGGCGCACGAACTGATCGGTTTTTCCTTTTCTGACGAGGAGAAGGATAAGCAGCAATTGGTTCTTAACATGGCGACCCCGAGGGATTTGTATATTTACGTAGGACAAATGGACGAATTCCAAAACGACCTGTGGGTGAAACGGATGTTTGCGGGTGGCTATCAAGGCCCCGGGAACAACCATGTTATCGAGTCGGTGGGTAAGCCCTTCCAGTGGTTGGCCATACTGAAATTTGCCCAGCTCAACAATGACCACTGCATGATATTCGATGTTATGAGACCAGAACATGAGTATCGCGACTCGCGGTCGGCTGTGGTTGACTTTGTGCCTATGCTGAGAGTTGAAAACTCCGGGTCTATGGAAGAGCTTTACGACGATCTGGACAACATTTACGTGCCGTCGTTCTCCCAAATGAGGGTGAACCGAACTGAGGAAGAGATATCCAATTATGCAAGACGTATTGAAGAATCCCGCACCGCTTGAGGGCTTTCTCGCCCCCGGTAAAGTTTCGATTATCATTGACGGGCAGTATGGTTCGACCGGCAAAGGTCTGATTGCTGCCTATGTCGCCAAACAATGCCCCAGTTTCGACTACGCAATCACCAATGCGTCGGCCAACGCGGGCCATACAACGGTGATCAACGACTGGAAGTTTACCACTTTCCATCTACCCACCGCATCGGTCATTAACAAGAATTCTTTGGCCGTCATTGACGCGGGGGCGATAATCGACCCCGAAATCCTGTTTCAGGAACTGGATGAACACGACATGTGGGGGCGGGTGGTCATCCACCCTAACGCCGCTGTCATTCTTCCAGAGCATACAGCGTCTGAACGGGCCGGGGGCTCCTCTCAGGGCAAGATCGGGTCCACCCAAAAAGGCGTTGGTGCGGCTCTGGCCGACAAAATCGCCCGCAGGGGCAACGTGGCCGGTTTGCATCCGCGACTGAGACCGCTAGTCAGGGAAATCACCCCTCTGGAAATTGCGGCGGCAAGGGGTTCGATTCTCGAAGTTCCCCAAGGGTTCAGTCTTGGAGTCAATTCCGGAGGATTCTATCCCTATTGCACTTCGCGGGATGTCACTCCGATGCAAGCCATGTCGGACGCGGGGCTTCACCCCAAATATTTGCACAAAACCCTCATGTGCATTCGCACTTTCCCCATCCGGGTGGGCAATATTTACGACAACGACGACAAACTTATTGGGTGGAGTGGGCCCTGCCACGATGACCAGATCGAACTCGACTGGGACGAAGTCGGGGTGTCGCCCGAACTGACCACTGTAACCAAGCGCCCGCGCCGGATTTTCACTTGGTCGATGGAACAGTTTGAACGCTCCCGGATGTATATTGAGCCGGATGTCATTTTCCTCAATTTCTGCAACTATCTGGACGTGACCCAAGTTATGGAAATGGCCAGCGATATCGACCGCGCCGGGTTCAAAGGCGAAGTTTTGTTCGGCTACGGGCCGGACATCCGCGATGTTCGCCAGCGGGAGGACGTGGTCAACGACAAACTCGAAGAATTGATCCGCGCAGGAGCCATAGATGACGTTTCCTAAAGAGCTTCGCACTCTCCAGTTCGTTCCGCGCTGGGCCATAGTTCGCACCAGCCGAACGCAATCGGTGGCCGAACACAGCTACTATGTGGCCCTGTATTCGCGCTGGATTATCCGAGCGGTTTGCTGCATCAAATGGTTGGCGGACAACGATGTTGGTGTCGACGAAGTTCTGGACGCGGCACTAACGCACGACATCGAGGAGTCGTTTACTTCCGATATTCCCAATCCGATCAAGAAGTATGCGGGCCTCCGCGAGAACGTTCTTTTCAAGGCTTGGGAATCCAAGACCGCGACCGATCGATTTGGAGACTTTTACAAAGAGCCCCGCGAACCCATTAAGCGGATTGTCATGTTGGCCGACATCATGGAAGCCTGCGCCTTTTTGTCGGAAGAGCTTAGGATGGGCAACAAGGAAGTTCAGGAAATTCTGAACACCATGATGGAAATTCTGGAGGATTTTTGCAAGTCGGACAAATATCTGGAAATGACCTGCAGGAACCATTCGGCGTATAAAGCGATCTTTGACCATTTATACAACGTAGAACACAAATGCGACACGGTGACAAAATCAAAATGACTTCTGTATGGCACTTGAAACAAAAACCTTATGAAGTTCAGTCCGTTGCGGCCAATATGGCCCAAGGAAAGACTGGATTTGGCTATTTCCTTGAACAGGGACTCGGCAAGACCGCGATCATCTTGAACGAAATCACCGATCTTGTCATCAAGGAAGAGATTCAGTGCGCAGTGGGCTATATGCCAAAGTCGCTCCTTCTCAACTGGAAGGATGAAGCGGAAAAGATGGGGTTCAAGCTGGACGTCTATTCGTGGGGGGACGTTACATCGGTTAGCCAACTCCCGAAGGACCGGCCTTTTGTTGTTGCCATCAACTACGAAGCTACGATAACCGATCGTGGTCAGGCTTTTCTGGATGAACTCTATGAAGAGTTTAGTGGCGATGGCGTCTACAGTTTTATTGACGAGTCGTCCAAGATCAAAAACCACAAGGCCAAGAGGACGTTGTCGATCCTTAGCTACTGTGCCCGCTCCCGATACGTACGGGTGGCCACGGGCACACCCGTCACGCAGTCTGTGGCCGACCTGTGGGCCCAGCTGCGGGCGATACGTGCGCTGCCCTCCCAGTACCGCTACTATCCTTTCCGCCACAAGTTTTGCGTCATGGGCGGCTATTTGGGCAAACAGATCATCGGGGCGAAGAACGTGGAAGTCTTGCAGGCTCTCATGGAGCCCTCGACTATGATTGCCAAAAAGAGAGATTGGACCGACTTGCCGGACAAAATCTACACCAACCGGAAAGTCGAACTGGCCCCGGCGCAGGCCAAACACTACAAACAGATTGAGAGCGAATTCTTAACCATTGTCAACAAGGAAGTCATCAGCGTGAATATGGCGATTTCGGCGGCGCAGAAGTTGCAGCAGATCGTCTCTGGTTTTGTTCATGGCGAGGACGGCAAAGTCGTTCCTCTATTCAAGTCGGACGGCCAAATCCCCAAGATTCAGGCTTTGTTGGATATTGTAGAAGAGATGCAGGGCAAGGCCGTCATTTTCTGCGTCCACAAGTACGTGATCGACATGCTGATGAAAGTCTTGAAGGACTACAACCCTTCTTTCATTCGCGGCGGCATGAAAGACCTTGAGCGCAAGGAACAGCGAGATAAGTTCAACAACGACGCGACTTCTCGGGTCATAATTTGCCAGATTCAATCGGGCGGAATTGGACTCACTCTGTTGGGCCAGCCCGGGGATGACCGGTGCGCGAACACCATCTTCTATGAAAACGACTTTTCTCTGGAAAATCGGCTTCAGGCCGAAGACCGGAACCATCGCCACGGGCAAGACACTCCCGTAACCTATCACGATCTGTTTTCGACGGGGGTTAATCTTCCAATCGAGGAAAAGATCATTGCGGCGCTTCAGAGGAAGGAAAGCTTGGCTAATGTCATCCAAGACCCCTTGCTCAAGAAGGCAAGATAGGTTAAAATGCGGTTGAATGACACGGAGGCATCGATGGATTTAGAGTTTCCATATGACTTCGAAGCTATTCGACGCAGTTTGTCGCAGAAATACCCATTGTCCAATCAACAGATTTTGTTCTGTTATTACTATTCCAAAACGACAAACGGAATGGCTTCGATCAGAAACGCGGGTTATAATCACTCTACGCCCGGCAGTCAGTCCAGCGCTGCGTATCGGCTGCTGAACAACACTAGAATTGTAGAAGCGATTGAGAAGTTCCGAAATGGGGAATTTAATAGAGCCGCCTGAACTGAAAATTCCATCAGTTAACCCCGGCGAAATTGCAGAATTAAGAGATTTGGAAGTAACTGTGGACGACATGACGTTCGTTTCGCAGTACGTGACCACCCGAGATCAGGGGGCTGCGTATGCTACCGTCTACAATTGCGACCCAGTGGCCGCAAGACGGCTCGGGACGCTCCACCTTGGCCGTCCAAGAATCCAAAAAGCGCTTTCCTTCTTCTACAAAAAGATAGGAGAAGCTCTCCTATTGGATTCGAGCGTCATTTATGCTAAAGTGTGGGAGATTGCAAATGACCCTTCGGCTAAGCACGGCGATCGGCTTCGAGCGCTGGACATGCTGGATCGAATGGTCAAGGAAGCTGAAAAAGGAGCTAAAAATGAAGAAACGATCGGGCCAGTGGTCAATGTTCTCATCAACGCCGTTGGGGGTGACGTCAAGGCAGAAGTCAAGCCGGGCGACAGCGCCAAGCCAGTCGAAATCTTCGACGCGGAAACGATCTCGGTAGGTCCAAGTGTCTCTTCTTCCGAAGATTGACATCAATCTTCACCCCATGCAGGGTGAAGTGTTCACTTCCGAAGCATCAGAAATTCTGTATGGCGGCGCTGCCGGTGGCGGTAAGTCGTACCTGATGCGGGCTGCTGCCGTTATCTGGGCTTCTCAGATTCCGGGTCTGCAGATATATCTATTCCGCCGAAATTTCCCCGATCTGGAGGCCAACCACCTAAATGGACCGGCTGCTCTTCCGATTCTATTAGGCCCGTTGATCGACAACGGCTTTGTCAAATGGAATAAAACCAAGTATACCTTTGAATTTTGGAATGGGTCGGTAATCAAACTGTGCCACTGTCAGCGCGACGATGACAGGTTCAAGTATCTGGGCGCAGAAATCCACGTTCTGTTGATCGACGAATTGTCCCAGTTCACTTCGGTGGTGTACAAATTCCTAAGAACCCGAGTACGGATGGTCGGCGTTAAAGTACCAAAGTCCGTACAGGGCCATTTCCCTAAAATCCTGTGCGGCTCCAACCCCGGTGGTCCTGCCCACCAGTTCATGAAGCAAACGTGGATCGACCCCGCCCCTCCGATGGCCTATCATCGCGCGGACGATGACGAGGGGGGCATGCTGCGGCAGTTTATCCCAGCAAAAATCGCGGATAACCCGTCGCTGCTGGACGAGGACCCCGATTACCCTAACCGTATCCGGGGCATGGGGGATGAAAAACTAGTTGAAGCTTATTTGGACGGTAACTTTGATGTCGTCATTGGGGGAATATTCGACGACATTTGGGACCAAGATATTCATGTAATTAAGCCGTTCCGGATTCCCTCTAGTTGGTACGTGGACCGCGCATTCGACTGGGGTTCGTCCAAACCCTTTTCTATCGGCTGGTTTGCTGAGTCCGATGGAACGGCTGCCGTAATGGCGGACGGGTCCACGCGACATTTCCCTGCTGGAACTGTATTCCAGATAGGGGAGTGGTACGGATGGAACGGCAAGTCTGATGAAGGTATCAAGATGGAAGCCGTTGACATCGCCAAGGGGATCAACGACATGGAACAACAGATTCCATATCGAGTGTATGGAGGCCCCGCCGATGCTTCTATTTTCGACGACCAGAACGGAAATTGCATCGCGGACGACATGCAGGATGAAGGCGTGGTATGGACGGTTTCCGACAAGCGGCCCGGGTCGCGGGTTTTGGGGGTTGAAAAACTTAGGACCTTGCTAAAAGAGGCTACGCGGGTTAGAATGGAGAAGCCCGGGTTGTTCATTTTTGAGAATTGCAGGCATACCATTCGGACCTTGCCAACGTGCCCGAGGGATACTATAAGGTTCGACGACGTAGCCCGGGGCTACGAAGATCACGTGATTGACATGCTTCGTTATCGCGTGAGAGGAGAGAAACAGGCTGTAGGTCAAGGTGTGAACAACCGATATTGATCTACCCTATTTAGTTGTGGTTAAATAAGTTCAATGTCAGAGAATCATTTAAATCGCACCCACCCGGATTACGACGACCAATACCCAAATTGGGTGATAATGGACGATTTGTATATCGGTTCTTCTGCGGTGAAGACGGCATCGACCAAATACCTACCGATGACCGAATCCGAAGAATCTGAGGCTTCCAAAGCCGGAGCGGCCAAGAAAACTTCTTACGACCGCAGGCTGGACAACGCCATTTACTTCAACGGTGTCGACCGTCTGGTGAAGTACACCACGGGGCACATGTACCGGGAAAACCCGGTTTATCCAGAAGAGAACAACCCGTCTTGGTTCGAGCGAATGCAGGAAGACGCGGACCTCCTCGGAACTGAACTTGACGCATTCTTGCGCAACATCTCTCTGAAGTCCTATCTGATGGGACACTATTTTGTTGCGATCGACTTCCCGAACACGAGCGGTATGGATTCTCGGTCAGTTGTGAAAATGACCAATCCCCGTCCTTATCTGGTTCCCGTTTCTCCGATAGAAATCACAAATTGGGCTTTGGAACGCGCACTGGACGGGACTTATCAATTCAAGTGGCTAGTCCACCGTTACGCTTATCGCGAATCTGACGGTCCGATGGACGACCACTTCACCTCTGTTTACTACAAAATCTGGTACAAAGATCGTTGGGAACTTTGGGTTTGTCGCATCGACTCCGACGAAGTCGACTTGGATTCGGTCGCACCGGAATTGGTGGAAGAAGGCCCCAATCCTCTAGGGTTTGTACCTTACATCCCAGTTTATTCGCAGATGGTCCGGCCAATGGTGTCCAAGCCTCCGCTCCTAGAGTCGGCCCATCTGAATATCGACCACTACAGGTCGTTGTCAGCTTTTAACCATGGGCTGATGTTCCACCTTAACCCGATTCTCACTCTGTCCGGCGTTCAGGACTCGAATGTCAAAGTGGGATCGAATGCCGCCCTTATTCTCCCCCGCAACGCCGACGCCAAGTATGTGGAGTATTCGGGCCGATCCCTGAGCATCGGTAAAGAAACAGCGGAAATGATTCTGCGCGAGATGTGGGAAGCCGGAATGCGGTCCCAAACGTCGCTGGGGGCAAATACCTCCGCCGACGCTCGCCGTCTTTCTAGGTCTGACTTCCAGTCTTGGCTCCTTTCTGTTGTGTCGGCTCACGAAAACGCATTCAATCGCGCCATGGATATTGCGGCACTGTGGTCCAATGAAGTCCATGAAGACGAACAAGTCATTAAACTAAACAAAGATTTCGACCTCACTCCTATGGACGCCAACGAGGCGGAATTCTTGCTCAATGCCCGCAAGGCGGGTGAAATTCAACGCAGCACGTTCTTGAAAGAACTGCAGCGTGGAGAACGCATCGACAAGACTGTCGATGTGGACGAAGAAGTCAAGGGGGCCAAAAAGGACCTCGAAGACGATCTCGCAGCTCTGGCTAAGGCTGAGGCAGCAGCAGGCGAGAACGACCCGCAACCGCAACCCGAACCTCAGCCAGAACCCGAATCAGGCCAAGGGCCTGAAGAACCAGAGGACTAGGTCCAATGAAAATGCGCTTTGATAAAATGTTTAAAGTTCCGGCCCACGCTTTCTACGATGAAGGTACGGCTGATCCGGCTCCCGATCCATTCGATTTGAATGCGGCTCTCCAGAATCCTGAGGCCAAAAAGAAAATCGAAGACTGGGCAGAGCGAGAAATCGCCTCCGGTCTGAAGACCAAGAATGCCGAACTTCTGGACAAATTGACCGGATACAAGGTAACTGCAGAGGACGGATCGGAAACGTATATCGATCCTCAGCGGGCCGCACAGGCCATCGAATTTATGGATGGCGAAGGCAAGGATATCGGAACCAAAGTTGAAGCTGCCGTCAAGGAAGCCAACGAACGCGCCGCCAATCAGGTCAAGTCCCTTGAAGGACAGTTGGAGAAATCCAACAAGAACTACGAAACCGAACGTTCTGCCCGTATCGGTATGATGATGGACTACGAGCTGAAGAATGCTCTGCTCGAATCCGGCATCAAAACGGGCAAACTTCCAATGCACCAGATGTATCTGAAAAGTCTGGTGACTGTGGAAGTGGATGAAAATGGCCGTGAATCTATCATCATCAAGGGTGATGACGGAAACATGCGTTATGGTAAAGATGGGCCCATGAGCCTGCGGGAGTTCATCGACGAATACCGTGACAAGGACGACATTGCAGACGATTGGGAAGCTGATGTCATCAGCGGCTCAGGACAGCAACAGGGTGATGGTGTGCGGCAACGCGGACCGAAGATCGACCAGACGCTGTCCCCGCAAGAACGTCTTCGCCAATACCGTGCTAGTCAGCGGAAACGCGCTTAATAGTACGAACTATATTGACGAATTCTAGTCAATATGATATGGTAGGTTAGAAGTTAGGCTTCGAATCGCGCTCCTATAGCTAGGCCCATGGAGTGAACCCCCGTCAATCACTGTGAGAAGGAAGAGGAAAAAATGCTCACTCTGGTAGAAGCGGCTAAGCTCCACTCGGGCGACGTGGTTCGCTCCGCGATCATCGAGCTTTATGCCCGCAATAGCGACATCCTTCGTGTTCTCCCCTTTGAGAACATGGAAGGTAATGCCCTTCGCTACAATCGCGAAGACAAGTTGCCGGGAGTCGGCTTCCGTGGTGTGAACGAAGCGTTCACAGAATCCACGGGTGTCCTGAACCCCCGCGTTGAAACTCTAACCATCGCTGGTGGCGATCTTGATGTCGACAAGTTCATCGTCGATACCATGGGCGCTGACCAACGTTCCACCCACGAAGCGATGAAAGTTCGTGCACTGGCTCTCCGCTGGGGCAAGGCGTTCATCAAAGGTGATTCTGGTTCCAACCCTCGTGAATTCGATGGTCTCCAGCAACGCCTCGGTGGAAATCAGCTCATGACCAACCACGCTACTGGTGGTGCTCTGTCTCTGGCCAATCTGGACGAATTGATCGACTCCGTCGACAATCCGACTCACTTGGTCATGAACAAGGCAATGCGTCGGCGTCTGACCCAAGCTGCCCGTAATACGTCCGTTGGTGGTTATATCACCTACGACCAAGACGAATTCGGTCGCCGTCAGTCGTACTACGCAGAACTCCCGGTCCTGATCCTCGACGAAGACGAAGAAGGTAATCAAATCCTTCCGTTCACCGAGGCTTCTTCGGGTGGTGGTTCTACAAGCACGTCCATCTACGCTGTTTCATTCTCCGAGAATCACCTCGTGGGTATTGAAAATGGCGGGATTGACGCCCGCGATCTTGG